CGTCAGAGTCTGTGTCGCTAGTTACTTCAGTACATGCGTTGCGTAATGTTTCGTTTTCCTTGTCAAAGAAGTTAAAGCTGAAGCCCGGCTCGGCTGACTGCATGGCCTGACGGACGTTTTGCATAAATACGTCACCAACTTTACCCGTCTTGTAATAGTTTAGCAGCCACTCTGTATCGTAGTTCACAGAGATATTAGTCATGTCCAAAGGCGCTGGGAAGTTGAAGTCCTCTTGTTTAATATCCCACAGAGTTTTTCCCGTAGAACCTACAGGCATCGAAGCCCAATCCTTTGCTTTTAAGAAGTCATGCACATCACCATGTTGCCAATTTAATGACGCATAAATAGCTGATCTTCTCGATCCACCTTGCATTACCCTACGGCCAATTTCATTAAGCATGTTCATTTTAGGAATAGGGCCAGACGCTGTGCCACCTGTTTTAGAAATAGGAGTACCAGAGGCACGGTAAACACTGTAGTCCACGCCAATTCCGCCACCCGTCATTAAACAATTCTCTGCTTTCCATGACAAATTAGCCCAATCTTCACGGCTGTCTTCTTCAGCCTTTAGTAGATAACAATTGTTAAAGAACTTGTTTGGACGCCCGGCATAATACAGATAACGTCCACCGGGGATAAACTTCATTTCACGAATATAGGTAGTAAGTTGATCAACTTCTTCTTTTGTAAGCTCGCCGCCACAAACATCTTCAACCAGTGTCTTCGATAAAGCATCCCATGTCTCAGCACCTTCATGCCGATACTTATGATTAAATATGTCTTCCGAGAATTTAGATCGAAACTCTGGATTTAGATTAGATTTAAACGAACTCATATATTTGGCCCCACTAAGTCTTCAAGATTACATTTTTGGTAGTTTGGTCCCTTCAGAACTTTGCCTTCAGGATTTTTTAGAGGTTTGCCGTCTACCCCTAATTTGCTCATGTTGGATCGATGGACCCTGCGAACAGCGCGGTCTAAGTCCCAGCCATAGGTGGCTGCATAGCCAAAGATGACGATAACCATATCCGCTAACTCTTTGAGCATGGCGGCTTCATTGTTACGATTACAGCTTTCTTCAAAAGCTTCAGCATACTCTTCTTGGATCATTGCCCAGCGAAAATCTTCCAGTTTATGGCTAGTTGGCCATACATTATCTAAAGGTTGATCCATACGCTTTGCAAAATCTCGAACCATCGTCAGTATACCATCGATTTGTGGCATCCGACCTGGAACTGGCTGAAGTTTGTATCCATTTTCTAAGGTAGTCATAGGTCAACCTCTATTTGTTTAATTAAGCGATCCAAGTAATACCGGCACTTTTTCAGGTCAGTCAGGCTACCCTCAACGGATGTGTGCTTGTATGGAAAACGCCACAAATACTTGAACGAGTTTTGCCAACAGTAGGCTGCGTGGGGGAGCATCTGAGTACCCTCGGCCATTGCTGCCATTGCATCGATGCACTCTATGGAGGAGCTATTATAATGAGGCGGCTGATTTACCTGGTCAGGAGCCGCTTGCGCTTTTTCCAGCGGCGGGATTTGCCCCCACTTCGCCATCAGTTAATCCTTTTTTTATTAATAGGGACCACTTTGGAGTCCTTAATTGCATCAATAAGCTCTTCATCTGGCTCGAATGCGATGCTGTCTTCATCACGGTATTCAGCCATTTCTGATATATTACCGATAGACGCTAGGCCTTCAGGACTTGCATGAACAAAGAACTCTAACCCTTTGAGCATCAACAAGAGATAGTCTGAAGATTGCTCGTCCATATCTTCGCTTACATTAGCCATAGCGACAGTCAATGGAGAACCTTCTTCAGACAGGGTAACACAGATAGATATGCTATCTTCAGGAAGATCTGCTGCATTCATTTTTTAAGCCTCTTAGTTAAGTTGAAAAAGTGATCCGCATCTACGATTGCCAAAGGCTTGCGCTGATCAGCTTTAATAATTGCCAATGGGGTTGCCCCTTTAGGACAATTGGCTGTGGCCTGATCCATCACTTTGTAGATTGCGTTTGCCTTGTTGTTTTTGCATTCCACGGAGTAAGGAAAGAGGCGTCTAGCAGCAGGCGAAAGCAACAGATCTTCACCATTTGATCCCATCGATGTTGAGCGGATGTCACCATCTTCAAGTTTAGGAAAAAGTAGGTATAATTTATCTCTGACCCATTGCTGCAGGCGTCTGCCTTTTGCCTTCGCAGATTGAGGCGTTATAGCCACTTCGGTTTCTCTAGGATCGTATAATCACCCCAGCCTGTCCCGTAGTTTACCTCTTCTTCTGCCCTTGCAATTACTGCTAATGTTTTATGTAATTCCGTCATGGCCCATTTCATTACTTCTGGCCCCATGACATGAAGGTGGGAAATGTACGGAGCTTGTTTTTCACACGCAATAAAATTAAATTCAGTTATGTCATAACCAGCAAGCTGACAGGTATATACATAATGAGCGCCCTGTAAAAAATAGCCATATTTTACGCATTCGGACATAAAACCTTTTGGACTAGCGTCTTGCGTAGTCTTCACGTCATAAACAGTATTTTCAGACTCAATCATTAAATCTGGGCGTGTTTTTAATAACAAACCAGAGATCGGGTCTTGGGCCATTATACTAATTTCGTTTATTCTATCAGGGTGATTTAACGCCTTAGAACAAACAGGATTACTCAATGCACCTCTAGTGATACAATTAGCTACGTTAAACTCCACCTCAGTCAAAAGGACTTGGTCTTTGGTTAACTTTTCTTTCATAGCTTTAAATTCAGCACTGGCCTTAGTTTTTGGGCCTTTGATCACTAAATTTTTATCTTTTTCGAGAAGATTGGCATGAACGGCATTACCCATAGCAAAAGCCGCTGACTGAACAATTTTCTGCCCCTTCCAGTGTGCTAATGACTTTTTGTATACCGCTTTGACAGCACTAGAGGAGATACCATCAATTGAATGGTACTGCTCGTTAGACATATCATCCCTAATAGTAACCTGATGGGAAATTGTCTCTGCTTTTTTTACAGCACTCATACTCATGCTACTTCTTCAAAGTCAGCGTCTAGGCTGTCACCGAGTGCTTCCAAAGCAGCATTATCTATTGAGCCTTCAGACAACGCCTTAAAATACTTATCATCGATGTATTTATGTTCTGCACGGATACTATCGCCAAAGACCTTCATTGTCTCACGCACTTCTTTCGTGAGATCCAGAACGGTATCTAAATCGGGTGTATAACCAAAGGTATACCAAACCACTGATCCGTTTTCATTGTAGATCGAATGTAGTTTAGCCTGGTAGTTGTATACCGCTGAACCTTTCGGAAGAGCTTTAATAAAGTCGTTGTAAAAGCCACCGTAGGTAGAGTTTTTATGGAACATTATGCACGGTTCGTTCTCAATAACGACTTCCGTACCATCTTCTTTTTTACCAGTATAACTGACTAGTCCACGGATAACCCGATGTTGCATGGAACGCCACTTCTTGGCTTCGTCATATTCCATTTCCTTACGGTCATCCCACGAAGGCATTCCACAGGCGATGCCGCCACGCATGTCACGGGCTTCATCCTTGTAAGGATTTTTAACCGCTAAAGATTTATTTATGAGGGTTCGCTTGCCATCAACCTCATCCCAATGAAAATACTGGACTAGGTTCGACACTGGCCTAAACGTAACTGTCTCAGCATACACAGGATCATCTGTGCCTGTGAGATAGAAGCTTCCTTCTGGAATAGGCTTCTTAGTAATTTTATTTCTAGATTTTGCATTGATACGCAACTCAGGAACACGGACGATGGATGAGTCTCCACCTTTATTCGGTATGTCTGTACCTAGAATGTCGGCTAGTTCTGCCATCTCGACAGCATCAATTGTAGTTAGATCGCTCATTGCGGATCCTTTCTTAGGTGAACTTATATTGTGGCACAACTAAGTGGCACAAGTCAATCAAATTCAATCTGATCAAGCCAGTTTTTGCCACCAGTGATTTCGATTTCTAATGCTAAAGCAAACGTGTAATTCCAACGCTGTTCCGCTTCGCCGATAGCGCCAACCATAGCCCACTCTAGAGCCTCTTTTACTTGCTCAATCTCGTTGGGAAATACATCAGCTACCAAGCTATCGTGGACTGTCAGCACCAGTTTAGATTTAAGTTTTAATTCCTTAAACTTTCTGAAAGCCCGAATGCAGGAGAGCATCATTAAGTCTGCTGCTGCTGATTGGACAGGGTAGTTAACGATCTGGGTATAGAAGGTAGTACGACCACCTCGTAGCCTGGTCACGTCCGGCCAGAAGAACTGTCGGCCAGAGGGTATCTGCACTATTCCGTTTTTAAGGACGCCGTCTGCTAGTTTTTTATGATATGCAGCAAGTCCATCATATATACTGAAAAATTCTTTAAAGTATGTCTGTATATGTTCTGCCT